TAAAACAGTTCCAGAATTTCCCAAAGCTGTTTTCATTTGAAATGTAGCTATACCTTGTGAATTTTGTTGTACTTTAGAATTCACCAGTGTTGCTATACTTGTATCTCTAGATATTCCAGCATATCCAGACACATCTGTTCCATTTGTAGTTTCTACTGTAAAAGAGACTGTGTCTCCATATTTTACTGTAGCTATAGAGGGCTTTATAGATAATACAGACACTTTTAGAGAACCTTTAGGCAAAGTTATCAGACGGTATCTTTGAGCTATGTCAGGATTTGATGTAGGCTCAAGAATAGGCAAATTCAGAATATTTATGTCTGGATTCGATGGGTTGCTGACATCGTATAACTGATAATTTATTTCCACTTATTCTGGTTGTCACCAACCAGGTTAGACTATATCTTCATATTATTACTTCTAATATGCTCTGCTTTTCGATCTATTTTATAAGATCTACTCTACTCTGTGAATATTTTATTATTCCATTTCGATAGTCGTTGAGCTGACTTCATTTTACAGAAGATTAGTTGCTGGTTGACTCTAATTAAATATTTTTAAGCATTCACATTCATTATTTCTAATCATGTTGTAGCTATTTAATTTTAGCAAGCTATTCCAACAATTAACAGAGTTTATAGACGACTCAATAATTTATCTTACAGGATCGTCCCCGAACGAAAATTTTGTAATTTTAAAACTGCCATCGTTCTTGGCAAGCAATTCTCTTCCTTTGGTCGTTAAAATGCAATCTATGATCGCCGAATTGTTAACTTATAGTTATAATTCCTATAAGACCGGACTATTTCTTCAACTGGTATATGTTTCAGTTGCTCGGGGCTTTATGAGATATTATTAGTAAGATTCTTCAATCTCTAGTCTCTGCACCTTTCTATATACTTATTATCTATTCTATAGAGTAGGCTCAAGATTGGCATTTCAGCTTTCCTTGAGTTTACCGAGTTTTTCATTATATATCGCTATATAAGCTACCTATGATCAAGTAGATGAATCAAGATATGCCACTATTTATTCTCCTTTAAATTTAATTCTTTCTCATGTTTTTCTATATCTTTTAAAAACCAAACTTCTAATTCATAATTTAAATTTCTTACAGCTTGCCATTTCAATTCATCAGTGCTTGTTTTGAAACCTTTAATTTCTAAATATTTAAATGAATTATCTATATTATTTTAAAATCGATACAGTATGAATGATTTTTATCATCTTCTCCAACATATTGCACTCTGTCGTTAGTGTATTCCCAATCTTTAATAATACCTGCATCTTTCATTTTATCTAATATAAAGCAAGATCTATATTCATAGCTTCCTAAAACTTTTAAATTTTCATTATATTGTATCCATTTTGAAAAAGACTGTCCAGATGGATTTCTACCATTTATATAAGTATTCTTTGCAGATTTCGACATCTTGTCTTTAGTTTTTTCAGTTTGTTTAAACCCTTTTCTATTCTTTTTGCTCTAATTTTATCTCTAGTTTCTTTAGAAACAGGTTTATTATATCGACCATTTTTATCACCTTCAGTTAAATAACCCTTATTATAATGGCCATTCTTACTTCTTGATACTAGATGACCCTTGCCATACATTCCATTTCTTTCACCTTGACTATGATATTTAGAAACACATTTTATGCTGCAAAACTCATGCTTTAAAGTATCTGTTGGCAAATGATAGCTATTTTCAAACCAACTATTGCATTGTAAACATTTAGTGAAGCAGTTAAATACTATATTAGATAGCCAAAATTTACATTTTCTAGAGCAGCAATTTGATTTATAGATTACAGCAGAGTCATTTTTAACTTCTGTTTCAAACCACTGACAACATGCATCACATTTCTTACTACATGTATAATATTTTGCTTTCATATAACTAAATATCATCTTTCTCTGTTTTTTGTCCTTCTTCTGCTACTGCTTCTTCAACTACTTCACTGCTATCTTCATTATTCAGTTCTTTCATTACTTCTATTATACTTTCACTATTATCTTTCACAAATGCTTCTAATCCTTTATCTGCTTGTTCTCTAGTATCTGTCATAATTTCTTCTTTAGCTGTATCTTGTTCGATCTCTTGTTTACTTCTTCGTTTTCTTGTTCTTTTTTCTTCTGCGGGTTCAATCTGTTCTATAGTTTCTGTTTTAGTTTCTTCTGCAATTGACACCGCTACATCTGTTTGTACAAAATTCAGTACACCAAATCCATTAGGGAAACCACCATCATCATTGGTTTCTATCAGCTTTACCGACTTTTCATCATAAGTTCTCTGCCAAGATTCAAATAAAGCTTTTGACTGCATTTCATCTGTAACTGCACACTGTACATCGTGTATTACAATTGTGCATTTACCTGCAACATTTTTCTTTATGATGTTCCACAATATGTATAATTTATCTATACTCAAGCATTCATCTATTAGAATAAAATCAGCATTTTTAAGAATATCTAAATGATTGTCTAAATATTCTATTATATTGGGACTAGTCTTTACTGTTACATCATGAATGTTGTTATCTTTTAGATTGTCATAGACTGAGGGTAGCAGATCTCTGTAATAATCTAATGTTATTATTTCTGCTCCTGTTTCTCTTGCTGCATATGCTAAATATAGAGTGTTAAACCCAGCATATGTGCCAATCTCTACTATATTTTTGCAATTGTTTTCTTTGACTAGATTGTAGAGAATCTCGCCTTCAGTATGAGTTGAAAGACGCGAGCCTTTAAAGTTGAATCCTTGTAAGTTCATTTATTTCTAATCCTTTCTATTTTTTATTATTTCTGTATATAGTTCTTTTTCATATATAACTTCTACTGCATAATATTTGTCACAAGTAATCATTACTTCATATTTCGATCTTATAGCTCTTACTAAATTTTTATCTGTATAGTATTCCTTTACTTCATCCCACCATCTCTTTATTTGCTCTATATATCATGTAGATTTACATACTCCAATCCTACATCTCTACCAGTATCTTTTATAAATTTTTCAAGATAGTCTTTACATCTTGTACTATATGTGAGAAATGAAATGTTTCTATAGGAAAAATTAAGTGTACAGCTCCATATTCAGCAGCTTTTTTAGAATCACCTGTACATAGTATAGAATTAGATCTATGAGCTATAAAATTTTTGCTCAATTCACTGTCAACATAATTAAAGAAAAGTTCATGCTTAGTCTTTGATCTCCTATCTTTTCTGACTGTTCTTATTAATTCTCCTCTTTCTGTTCCTCTATATAATGGTAACAATTTTGATTAGTCTAAAAACTTTGAACAGTCTACGATTATAGATTTAGCTAATTGTTTTATGTCAGTGCTATTTATAGCTTCTTTTAATAGTATTTTTGTCATATGAATATTTTCTATTAATCCTGAATAATATTCAAAAAATTCATCTAAATTTATATCTATGTATTTTTGTTGTTTATTGTCTATACTAATCTTTTTGGGTTTATTATTTACAATTAGATTTACAGCTACTTTAAGTGATTTTTTTGAAACTTTTAGTTTATCATAATGCATATATGCATCACCATATAAAAATCCTATCCTAATATATCCAAAAGTAAACGATTTTTCATATAAATCTTTATAGTTTGTTTCATCTTTAATAAATGCTGTCATTTCTGGAAATTTTTCTGGATGCAAAAACATCCAATATTTATGTCCTTCATTTCTATTCACTTTCAGAGCTTTAGCTAGTGGTGTAATCCAATAAAGAGTTGGATAATAGTCATGTAGTTCTAATATTAGTTTTAGTTTCATTTATTAGCTCTGTATACGAATTCCAACTTGTTGTGAAGATTCGCCCAAAATATTATTATCGTTTGTAATGCCTACTCTTATCACTTGTGTAACATTGCTAAACAAATTAGTAATTCTTATTGGAACTATTCCCAGAGTACCAGATAATGATGTAGTGTCTGTTGAAAGTGCTCTGACTACATCTGCTAATTGCAAGTTCATCTCTATTGTTGCAATATCAGTTTTAGTGCTGAATATTCTATCTTTGCCACTGATATCTCTATATTTATTGTTTGCTATATCTCCAATCTGTGCTTTAAATAAGTTTGTAGTTCCATCACCAGATACAGGGAATTCAAATCTCATTGCTGGTACATTTGACAGCACAGGTTTTCCACCTCTCAATATTCTGAACCTTCCATAGATATTTCCATTGAAAGCTGAAGGAGATGCTGTAGGAGATAAAACTATTCTGCTAACAGTTATATCTAATTCTGTTTTCTCTGGTGAAGATGGTGTTGATTTTACTGTCAACAATCTACCAACTCTAGTAGAAGAAAATCTTGGTGTGTTGACAGAGCTGTTAGTAGAAAGATTGGGCAAATTTCTTTCAGAAGAAATAGAATTGCTTATAAATTGTTGTAATGGATTTTGTATTCTATATCCTTGGAAACTAGAAACTGTTGCAGCAGATACAGAAGTGTCTGATAGCAAAAAGTGATTACTTATTCCAAATTTAAATGAAGTCAAACTAGAAACTGTATAATATTCTCTCTGATTCTTTGGTCTTTCTAATATATGATTTTTAATTGTCAAACCTTCAGACAGCATATTAGATTTAGCAGGAATAAATTGGTACATGAATACAAACATGTTTCCGATTGTATCACTGAAATTTTTCAGAGATCTGTTGAAGCTATTAAAATCTATAGGTAGCTTATGATTGAATCTAGTAAATATATCTTGTCTGATTGTAACAAATGGACCAGTATAAGATGGTCTGTATAGATCTTCTGGATCTCCTAATGAATTTGCTATATTCAGATCTCTTTTACTATTCAATATTTCTCTATTCAGCACATTTATAGGATCAAACGCTACAGAAATATATCCTGGATCTAACATGTTTTTTGAAACATCATCTTGTGTAATCTTGTCATCATCTATAGCTAAAGATGCAGGATACCAGAATGAGAATTTCTCCATGCTTGGTATCATCTTATATCTATTTACAGATTGAAAATTTATTGGTATAGCTGAAGCATTTGCTGTAGTAGAATCAACTATAAAATTATATGCACCAGTAAGGACATGATTTTCTTTTAATCTATAGTGAGCTCTCAAACTACCATAAGTAGCAGAATTAGAAGCAGTCGAATTTTGAAAATCAATACTTTGGAAATTTCTACAATGTTCTTTTAAATCTTCTTCTTCTAATGCAACATTCCATACTCTAATTTCTTGCATATATCCAGAAAATGATCCTGAGCCGGGAAAATAAGTTCCAAAAGTCATAGCTCCACCAGATGAATGCAAATTTATTGCTTGTAATCCTGTAGTTACTCCTGAAGCTAATATAACTATATCATCATTTCCAGATCCAGAACCAGATAATCCCATAGTCCATATTTTTAAATTATCTCCAATTCTTGAAGCTATAATATTTATAAAATTATTATCTCTGCTCTGTATAAAAGATGATAAAGAAGATTGAGTTGTTGAAGAAGTTATAGAAGCCCCTAAAGTTGCATTTATGCAAGCTGATACAGAATCTATTAAAGCAGTATTGGATACAAATACAGGAGATGCTGTAATATTATCAATAAATACTTGGCTACTTACAGAATTGTTAGCAAAAATAGACAACCAAGCAGTAGTAGCTGTATTACTCCATGATCCTGTTAACTGAATATATGATCCAGATGTAGAAGAAGTAGTTGAAAAATAGGGAGCTCCTGTTTGACTAGATATAGTTCCTAATCTCATTCCATATGTACCTGGAACTTGAATATTTATAAAACTACTCAATCCATAAACAGTATTAGCTGTCAATCCAGTAAGCTGAGTAGCAAAAACTTGACTACCACAAGTGCTATTTGTACTTGCTGAAAATGATACTACTTGAGCAGAAGTTCCTGTATATTGCCCTCCACCAGCAGTAATTGTCGTAGTTATACTAGAATCTTTAATCCATCCAGATGCAGTATTATTGACATCAAAACCAATTTCAAACCCGGTGTTAGAAATATAATTGTATATATTACCAGTAGGTAATATAAAATAATCTTGTAACCAAACCCACACAGTTGAAGCAGTATTAGTCCATGTTAATACAGATTTCCCATATGTTCCAGTTGTAGTTGCTGTTGTAGATGTTTGCCAATCACTTAATCCGCTATTTGGACCTATTCTAAATACTAAAGTATGCTGATTTGAACCTGTAAGTGTAGTTATATCTATAAATCCAGTAATCCCATAGGGAATAGAATTAGTAGGTAATCCTGTCAATTGTTGAGCAAATACTGTTCCAGTTCTACTTGCATGATCTGGCCAAGTACTAAATTCTAATCTTTGAGCTGAAGATCCAGCATGAACAGTTGTAGTTTCTGCAGAAGCTATAATAGATGGAGATTTAATCCATGCAGAAGCTAATCCCGTAGTTCCATTCTCAAAAGCGCTATTAGAAACTATATTTGCATATATTCCTGATATGGTATTAGTTATAAAATAAGCTCTACCAGATGCATCTATTTGCATTCTATATGCAGGATGTGTTAATAATCTATGAGTAGTTGCTGCTGTTGCAGAAACTCTCATTTCTATTGTGAAGTTGCTCGATGCTCCAAAATCAAAAGATGATATGCTAGCTGTTGGAGTTTGAGCATAAACATCTCCTGTGCTGAATAATACTGGAGTATCTAAATATTCTGGTATCTTTACATATAATGGATTTTTGAATGTAGAATATTCATTTATTCGCACAAAGTTCTGATTCAGTCCATACAGATTTGTAATAGCTTCTATGCATTTCTTTGTACCTTTTGTCTTTATCAGATACATCAAATTGTTCAGAATTCTATTCCATATCTCAAATGATATTTCTTCTGATCTTAAACCAGAAACAGAATCTGTAAAGAAGTCATCAAATGAGGAATTTACTGCTGTCTGAAATAGATCTACTCCAAATTGTTTTGCCACTGTTGGTAAATATTTATTTGGAGTTCTGTCAAAGTCACCATAGCTCAAATGTCTAACATGAGACATCTGATCAATAAAACTTTTTAGATTATCTAGTTCATCTCCAAGTACAGCAAGTAACCTTTCTAAATTGTTATCAGTGTCATTTAAAAATAGAATATCTGGCAGAGTTTCTTTCAGATTAATATTTCTTGCTACATATTGTTCTGCTGTTGCAGCATAGATTGTACCATCATTTGCAGAACCAGGAGTTTGGTATACAAAGTTTAGGCCAGATTCAAAAGAAGTAGCTGAAGCAGATACAGAATTTGTTATAGCTGTTTGAGACCCAGTAATAACATTTACAGAATTTCTATAAACTACAGTAAGAGGTATAGTCTGACCTTTGGCATTTGTAGCTCCAGCAGTCAGAGTTCCAGATAGACTAAATTGATCTAGTAGCCATAGTTGGAAACCAGTAGAATTTTTTCGAAAATTATCAGCAGCATAAATATTTGCAGCACATAAAGATGCAGTAGTAAAACCATTTAGTCCAATAGGATAGTTTTGAATGATACCAGTCAGAGCTACATTGAATTTTCTGACAGCATCACCAAAATAGACATGCTTGGAAAAGTCGCTGTAATCTACTAGAGGTAACACTTTTGTATGTGCACCTGTCACAGAATGAACAGCAAAATTTCCTGAAGCTGCTCCCATGCTAGACAAACTAGATACTAGCGTGTCAAATGAAAATCCTGCATCTACCACTTATATTTTCTCATTAAAAATGAATTACTACAGACTGATAATAGAATTACCAGTTCCAGCTAAATATCTATTGTACAAAGACATAAACCCTATTTTGAAAGAACTTGTCTTGATAGAATCCAATATTCCATCTAAATAGCCATCACTTATAGCATATTTGCCTTCTGCTGCCAATGCTCTTGCATTCTCTACATAGTTAATTAGATCATCTTTTCTTTTCTTTGTAGCAAATCCTGATAGTTCTTGATTATGATCTATGATATATTTTGTGAAAGATTTCTTTTCAGATATATCTACTACTTCAGACATGACTTTTCTGATTTCATCTTTTACGATTCTTCTGATTATCTGTGCTTCTGTTAGTTGCTGTTTCTGTTTCATGTTTTTAAGTCTCCTTTTTAATTCTTTATAGATGTAATTGTTCCAGCTTTGAGTAATACTGCTTATTTTCTTTAAGGTGGGCCCAAGCAATCTTTCCTGTCTTGATTGGATCATCGTCTGTTATGTTTGTTTCTGGATCTTTTAACCCATGCTCGCTCTCAATATTTAAGCCCATTGTAAACTGATCTAAGCTGATCTGTTTCCAATCAATGCCAAGCTGGTTTCCAATGTCTTTAGCTCTTTTCTTAGATATTTGTTTTGATTCTAATAAGATGTTGAGTTTCATTATGGTTTGCCAATTTTAGCAAGAGGATGATATATTAAATCTTCATCTCTTTTAATTGAGTTCATATAATATTCATAAGATTGTAATCCAAATTTTTCTAATCTTTTAAATTTATATGCTCCTTGAGTAGTAGATGTATCTATTTTATCTCTATTTTCATAGTCTTCTTTTGCTTTTTGAGCATTTTCTAATCTTTTTGAAATGCTATTCTTAACTTCTTCAAATATTTTTGGCACAATATAAATTTTAATCAGATATCTATCGAGAGGTTTTATTGGACCATTTATTAGCAATTCTTCTGCTTCAACTTTATTTTTTTGACTTTCTTTTCTTCTATCATGAAAAGCATATGCATAAGGTCTAATTTTATATCTAGCTCTTAATTTATCCCAGTCTAATTCAAAACAAACATCCATAGATTTGCTGCCTATAATAACATATCTGTCTCTAGTAAGTGATACGACACCTGATTCAAAATGAGGATTCTTAAATGTAGCTACATCTTCATATTCTACTTTGCCTATACCATTCATAGCAACTATATTTTCTGCCCACCCTACATAAGTCCAATGATATAGAGATTGTCTAGATTGTTCTAATATTAAATCTTTAAGTTTCACTTTCTCATTTGCTCCAATATCCAATCTGTTGCTTTATACAGATAGCTCATGATTATCAAAACTATCATTATATGAACGAAATCTGAAATGTATATCAATCATATTCTATTGCACAGAGAAAAACCATTTCTGTTTATTGGCATAGATATATGTAGATCCTTTTAATGACAGTTTTAACAAAATATAGTATTTCTTATTTGCATATAAGTCCTGACAGTTAAATTGTAGGAAATTTCCAACCTTATCGAATGATAAAGTGTCAGCTGGAATCTCCGTCGAATCTGTATCTAGCTCATGTAGCTCCCAGGTGCTATTTGTGGCAATAAAATTCTGTTGCGCTGTTGTAGCTCCAGTTGCAGCTACCAATGATACAGAGTTGTCTTTTATGTTTATTCTAATTCTTGGTTGTGAATTCTTGTCATAAACATTGCTCAAATTCTGCAATATAACTCTATAAGAAGAAGTCTGATAATTATCAAATCCAGAAGCTGGATTTATTGTTGTAAATGAAAATGTATAATTTGCTGTAGGAGATGCAGAGATATACCAATTGTCTTTGAATGAAGTAGCAGCAAATGCATTTGAAGTCAGGGGCATTGTTCCAATATTACACTGATAAATACCTTTAGACCATCTTTTAGCTGTCAAACTTGTTTTAATTGCAGAAACAGCATTGTTTGAAGATGAAGTTCCAGATAGAGTAATGTTTCCAGGGAAATCTCCAGATGCTACAGCATTCAAATCTGTTAGCTGCCCATTGACTATATTATAGAAAAATAGATTAGCTGTTGAATTAAATGCAACAAAATTTCTGAAATCTTGTATTGCTCCAGGCCACTCTAGAGAAATAAATGGCCTATTCGTAGTGTTAGTCTGACGAGAATAAAATTTCTTTGTATAGTAACTGAATGCTGATAAAGAGCCTGCTTTATTCTCTTCTGTATTAGACATTCTAATCATTAAGCCCTGATTGGCTGTTTGAGAGTTTGTCCATGCCTTAAAAATATTTGTAATGTTGATTCGGAGATTTTCTTCTCCCTGAGGGAAATATTGAGTAGCAGAATTTGCATCAATTACATAATCTCCACCAGAAGCATTCCAAGCAGTAGAATTTGTAGCAGACACAGCATTTGCAAAACCAGTTTGAGACATAGAATTGTTTTCTAACCCAGAAGATTCAGACCAATTACTAGTTACTGGATATACATTTAAATTGAAATTAGAAGCTAATGGATCTCCATGTTTACAGTTGAAAAGATTTAAATATGCAGACACAGTAGTGTCAGTTATTATGTCGGGCAAATCTCTATTTATAATATTAGCTGTGCATGAAGATATATTGAAAGATATTAATATTCTTGCCCAATTTTTAATGTTAGTATTATTATTGAACAATGTCCAAGTTTCTAATATGGGAGATGCTCCAAAATTAGAAGTTATGGATTTATCTGTTATAAAAGTGTCTTTATCTGACCAAGATCTAAACACGCTCATTTATTATCTCCATAATTCATAACAAATTCTATGTTATTGTTTGAGCAATAAATCTTAGCAGCTTCTATTTTTAAATTTAACTTTTCCTGATCAAATATTCTGCCTTTTGTTTCTTCTAATACTATTTTATTTTTATATTGTATTAAAAAATCAGGTATATATCGTCTCAATCTGTCATATTCATATTTTATAACTATATGATGTTTTTTTGTCCATTTTATAACATTCATATCTTTATCTAATTCTTTCATTCTTTGCAGCTCAAGTCCACTAGCATAAAATTCTTCTATTCCAGTTTTTATAGAAGTATAATACCCTCTTTTAAAATATTTTACTCCATAATTTTCGCATCTATTTGCTGCAGCTATACTCATTTTTTGTTTTGTTTCTTCAGATATTATAAAATGTCTGCCAGTACTAATTTTAGACTGATGTTCACATTTGACTTTCCACATCTCTTCAGCTTTTTCAATTCCATATTTATCTATCCAAACAGATTTTACAGACACTCTATACATTGGATTACCAGAACCAGAAATCTTTTCAGAAATGTTTGCATTTCTTTCTGCCCACATTTCTTTGGCTATTTCAATACCGTATTCTTTTATCCAAATATCTTTTACTGAAACTCCATACATTGGATTCAAATCACCTACTCTATTTGACCCAAACATAGGATTGTTTTCTCCTGACATATTCTTTGAGCCAACTATTTTAAATTTATCGCTTAATATATCATTAACTGTTTTGCTATCTGGAAATTGTTTTCTATATTTTTCAGAACTAATATTATGTTTGGATTTTAAATGTACACACAAAGCTTCAAAATATCTGTGACATATTAAACATTCTATTTTATTTTCATCTGCATTAAAAGAATTGTCAATATAGATTTGTTTTTTTGATTTTGGTCTTTTATTTCGTATTTCTTGAATTTTTTCTTCGCTAAACATTTCTTTATATTTTTTATCTTTACTCCAAATAACTATCTCTTTATTTAAATGTCTTCTTTTTAAAGTTTCAGAAATGCGTCTTTTTCTACATACTAAACATCTTCTGTTTATATCTTTTGTAATATTAGAACAATCTTTTTCTATACAATAGAAAGTTTCATTGTCTCTATGTTTAGAGCAAGTAGTATATCCTTTGTTTATAGTTTTTTCTCTTAATTTAGCTGCACAGTATTTACAATTCAAAACTATACCTCCATTTATCTGCCCATGATCTAAATATCATTTTTAATTCTCTTCAATATGAAATCATGTTTATGTCTAATTCTATCGATAATATATCCATAATTTAAAATATATTAATTAATTTCCTATAAAGATCTTCTTTTTCTTCTTCATTAGCAGTTATGTGTATATATTTTCTTTTTCTAAAAAATCTCTAACTGCATTTATAACATTAGAAAATACTATAAATTCATGACCAGATTTAGAAATCAGTGGATCGTAATATACTGTATTATCATTTTTTGTTTTTATACCAAAATAAACATCCCAATAAGTATTTCCTATATTTTTAGAAACTACATGTTTTGATATGCTTGTTCTATACTTTAATTTATCTACTGTAAAATAATATTCTATTCTATCAACAGATCTTCTTTTGGTAAATTTTTTAGTGTCAAACAATTCTTTAAGCAGCATCTCTAATTTCTCTTTTTAGGAATAGATCCACATTTGCAGCCATATAGAATCAAAGTACTCATATCGCATTCACAGTCATGAATCTTTTTAGTCTTACTATCTGGTACAGTATTTACAATCCATTCACTCTCATGATCATATTCTGGAGGATCACATGCATTATAATCTATATCTGCATCTTCTTCAAATATTTCACAGAAGAAATTACCAAGACATTCTCTATGATATAAGTCTTCTGTAAATAGATGAGAATAGCTAAGTTGTTTCATATCTTCTTGGTTTATTGAATATTTCTTATAGAAATTATCATTAACATTTACAAGCTCTAATAATATATCTCTATCTATGCCATGTGCAAAATTATAGTAATCTTTCTCTGTTCTCATTTTCATAGGAGTAGTACAGTAATATCCATCTTCTAATATTGGAACTTTATTATCCATAAAATCAAATTCATCAAAATATATTTTATGATTGTCATACATAGTCCAGTCTAAGATGTAATCTTTATATGTTACACAATCGAAACTACCAGCATAATTATGACTGTCAACTATGTTAATCATGTTATTTTTATTATGTATTACTGTCACTACATTGATACCAGCTGTAATATTTTTTATTACATCTTTGATCAATCTTGTAGTTTTACCAGATCTTCTACCAGATATTTCTAAATACATCATGATTCCTCTCGTATTAATCTAAAAAATCCGTTATTGGCATTACTACTTTTAGATAACTTAAATCCAATAGTAGGAGCTAGTTTTTTAATCATTCTTTTGTATAATTTAATTCTAGAATATTCTTTAGCTGTAAAGTTCAAAAAATTAGTTTTTTCTTGTTTTAAAAATTCTTTTATTGCATCGACGACAATAGAAAATACTTTAAATTCATTACCGAGATTATTTAAATCTACATAATTATTTGCTTCAAATCTTATATTCCATTGTTTGTCGACAGTTCCATTATAATGAAAAACAATTTTCTCTATGAATACTCTATATTCTACATCATCTATTTCAAATTTACCAACCCATTCATCTTCTTTTTTAGTAACCCATTGAATTTTATCAACAGTATTGAATATTTCTATAAGTTTCATAACAATTATGTGATGTCAACTTCTAGCTTTGCACTGCCAGCAGTAGCTTTGACGTTCACGCATACTTCGTATTGTATAGTTTCTCCAAGATGTTCATTCTTGAAATCTAATAGTTTAGCTACTTGAGCATTATTCTTTCCAAACTGACCTATGAGCTGAGATACTTCTGTATATGTTACAGGTATCATAGATTCTGTTAATATATCTTTCAGTTTTATTCTCACTACAATTTCTCCAATTTATGTTAGATCAAACTTTTTTATACCCAGACTCTGAGATTTTACTTCTACTTCTATGTGTATAAGAATTCTTTCTTCTCCATGATCTTTTTCATGTGCTTTTTTCATGAAAGCAAAAAGTTCATTACGCTTATTTTTATTAAGTAAAGATGCGCTATTGCTGAGAAAATTTCTTATTTCATCAGCATCTGAATGCACCAGTTCTTCTTTGATCAATTTTCTTAATTCTTTTACCGTCATTTTATACTCCAAATTTTTAGTTTAAGCTATCCGCATAACGATATCATTATTTGCATTCTTTAATTCCCAGCAAGCTGTCTCAGGAAATCTTAATACTCCGCCTTTTGTATTAGCCAAAATGTTATATTCTGTATTAGAATAAACTCTTCCATCTACTGTACCAGCAATGTTGACAATATTAAATTCTGCCACCGACCTTACTTCTGGCAAACCCTGAATTTTTGAGATCATATCAGGAATCACAATGTAGTCATTAAAATTGGATTGGCTTATGTCCAATTCATTCTTAATGACAAAGTAAGATTTGATTAATGCTTCATTAGGGTTAATGTCAGGTTCGGGTACGATGGCAAAATTTACACCAATATTGATTATACTTCCATTTGTTAATTTTACTGAATCAGAGAATGATCTGTATCGTGATATAAATATTTCTATATTATTTTTTAAGACACTGTCAGGTGCTACTAAATAACCTTTTGTATCTCGAGCTATAGTAATTAGCTCTACGCCTAAATTGTTTGTAGGGTCTTTTCTAGCATAACTTCTGAATACAGTTCCAAAGTTTTGTGGCATAGATAGAGCTATAACTTGATAATCTTGTAGAGTAACAGCTCTATTCTGAGCATTGAAGAATGCAGATGTTCTCTGTCTTATTTCATCTAGAGTTTCTCTTTCAGATCCTCCAAATGCTGGTGATATATTATTGGCTGACAGACTTCTCAGAATATTAGAAGCAATATTTGATGAAACAGATTCAAAATTTGCAGTTTTGAATGAATATCGCAAATTTCTAATTGTTTTCAATGTATTTGCAGCAACATTTGTAGCAATCCCCCCGCCTACTCTGTAATTCACTGTAACAGCTATATTTCTTGGTGCTACACCCAAACTATTGCCATCAATAAAATTTGTAGGATCTATTGTAGCTGGTGAGAACCCAGATGGAGAACCCCTTAATGTTGGAGGTAAAGCATAGTCTTCAGGATTTGGTATAATCTCTGTATCTTCTACTCCAAGAGTACCTGAACCGAATACAAGAGAAGTTCTTCCTTTTGTTTCTCTTTCTGTTACAAATCTTCTTGGTGATCTTTTAAATGCCAGCACAAATGGAGTATTACCAGAACTAGAAGTTGTGTTAGGTATTCCAGAGAATATTACATCTTGAGCTAAATAATCTACTTTATTCCATTCTGTATTATCAGATCCAGATACAGCTACTATTTCTGTAACATCTGGTTCTGGTAGAATAATCTTAAGAAATGGAGTAGCAATAGCTCCTGCTGTATAGATAAAAGTTTTAGTAGTACCAGCTATAGCCGATATTCCAGATATAGATAAAGTTGTAGTTCCTGCAGCTGTATTGTTAGTAGCAGTTCTATTTGCTGTCAAAGAAAAGTCTACATCTTGCATTATCTCAAATGGAATAGATGGCAATAAATTGGTCAATACTCCAGTACCCTTATTGATTGTAAACAGAGAATTAGCAGAAACAGATGTTGGTACAGAAGCGCTTAATGAAATATTTACTAGAGCAGGAACTCTTGATTTGGGCTGCCTACCGAAAGTCTTAGCATTAGATAGAACATTTCTTTCTTCAATAGCTCTATTTGGATCTACTTCATTGATCTGTCTGTCTATGTAGAAAGAAAGCATGTCTCCGACAAATGCTTCCATTTCTAGTATAGCAAGACCTCCAGAAGCTTGGTTGAAATCAGAATACTGATCTGGAAAGTGATTGCGAAGATATGTCAGCAGTTCAAGCTTGATGCTGTCGAAGTCTTTAGAAACATATCCGATTTGGCGTATTTCTTTTGGTGCATTTACTGCCATAGTTTAGCTCTTTAAATAGTTAGTGCTACTGTTTCTGAAAAATTTGGTGCATTTTTCAAAGAATATGTAATCTTTATCATGATCGACGTATCGTCTAAATAGTCTAATTCTGATTTTGTAAGCAGCTGTATATCATTCAATGTAATATTTGGCAAGAAATTTGTAACAGCAGAAGTTATTTCATTTCTCATTTTCAGAAGCATTTCATCTCTATTGATATTGTTAAATAATTCTCCACCAATAGTAGTGATGTTTGTACCAATAGTAGGAAACAATAATCGTTCTCCTTTTCTAGTCATAAGAAGAACTTTTAAATCTTCTCTAGTAGCATTTACTGTAGTCTTGTTTCCTTCTGGGATTCCCTCATTACCTTTGATGAACGGAAATTTCCAATTAATCGTTTTAGACATTTATTCTCTGCACTAATTGATAAACTGATGTTTGCTTAAATGATCTTCTAACTGCGTTTTATATGTGTCTAGCAACTGAGTCAATATCTCACTTTCAAATAAAACTGTATCTATAGTTCCTGCTGCATCATCTAATATAGTTACTTCTCTTGCTGGTACAGCTGTAGTTACATTAATATTCCTTGTACCTTCTTTGCCAATATCTATAGTATATGTTGTATTGCTAGTATATGCTGGGAAAACATGTGTATGATTCTTTAACAGAGTAATGATGTCGCTGTTATTTTTCATTACTGTCTGCAGCAGAAGCATGATATTGTTTAAGAATAAATTCTGTTTTTCTCCAAGCACTTGTCTAAATAATTGTTTCTCTGATTCTTTAGAAGTAGAAATATTATATATTTCTTCTGATTGATTTAATATTATATTTCTGTCTGTGTCATCATCTATTTCATTTATAGCTGGAGTTTCTGCTAATGTAGCATTAAGAGATACTTTTATTTTCTTGAAATTAATAACATCTTTAATTTTAGACAGAGCTAAATGGATAGTTTTAGTTAAAGTTTTTCCTATGCTGACTGAAGTATTAGTCAGAGCAGGATATTTTATTGCATCTTTTATCCCTGATTCAAGTATTCCTTGCTTATTATTAGGATTGAAAGAATGTCTGATATAACTGCCAGATCTACCTTGCTGAAATACATCTCCGTTTCTGACTGGTATAGAGAATATAATTCTTTCTTTCTGAGGGCCGGCTTGTTCTATAGATTCTAATGTAAAATCAAATCCATATTTCTGTAAAGGAGTTCCATTGAGATAAGTTCTAGCTAAATACTTGTTCAGATTGTTGTTGTCATTTACTCTACATATCCAAAACCCATTAGCATTTATATCATCAGACTCTTTCAGTATCCATATTTCTTCACCAGGTTCTGGTAGTTCTAAACTATGTATTGGAAATAAAGGAGGGTACCATTTTCTGACATCTGATAGTGGACTTCTTGTGTTTACATCTTCTCCAATAATCTTGGCATATATACTGAATGGTGGCACGAAAGAAGCATTTGTTCCATTGTCTATATTTTTCAGAACATCTATGACAATTCCTTTATATAATATAAATATAACGGAGTTAGCAGATCTTGCACTTGCATATGTTTCTTTGACAAACTTTGTTCCTGGATACAGAATGTTTCTAATTTGCATTTTCTATTTTCTCTGTCTTCAATTCAATTCCCATCAATTTCAATTCTGAACAAACATCTGATAATTCTTTTCTACAATTTGCCAATTTGATCACTTCTTTTTCTAAAGTATATAAAAAATGTTCATTTGCAGGGTTTAAATCAGAAATACTCTTGATTAAAGAATCTATGATTAGGAGATGCTCTTCATAGTTTCTCATCAGTTCAGAGAACCTTTCCAGTGTTTCTTTAGAGTTCATAGTCTATTGATTTCAATTCTTCTTCTGTTGCTTCATGAAATTCTCTAGAGTTCATGTAGTCAGCTCTCGCTTTTTCATATAGAGATTTTATTTTCTTAACAGATTTAGTAATCTTTCTAGTAGGGAGGTTTGTAGCTTCTCGAATATAAATATATAGTTGTTTTTTATTGAAGATGTCAAAATTGAAGGTATATTCTTTCAGAATAACTTCTATAATGTCAAGAACTACATAATCTTCTGGATCTAATTCAGACTTATATGTCTTGATATGAAAGATAATAGCAGCCATGAATTCTCGTATATCATCTCTGCTCTTATTCTCATTATGTCTATGAACACTGATGTCATGCAATATCTTTAGCTTGTTCTCATCATCTATATCATAATGATTTTTGTTCTTCTTGTACTCTTGTATTAGCCAATTTTTAGCAATAGTGCCGAAATAAGAAAAAGATTTGAATCCTTTAGTAGGATCAAATTTATCAAGTCTTTCATATAGATATAGTAGTAAATCTTTCTTAACATAATCATAGTTTTTTACAGTTCTGTTAAAGTTGTATGTGAAGTATATGTTCTCTATCAGTTTTTCTAATTTGCTATGAATATTTTTTTGATATATAGAATGTTTTAATTCTGTTGTATCTGCTGCAATGTAATTTTTAATAGCTTCTTCTTCATCACTACCCCAGTACATTTTTCCTTCTGCCACTAATTGTCCTCGTTCATAAATTGTTCGATGCTAAATTATTTTTAATCTAAATTTGAAGCATTTTAAACTCATGCTGTCTGATCCATCCCACCTGGATTTGTGGGTTCTACTGTAGTAGAGTTCATTGGAGAGTCTGCAGGTAAACTGCTATATCTTTGAGCTGAACTATCTACTGTAGGATTATTTTTGTCATATGTAGTAGATTTTTCTACTGTGTTACTAATTAATGATGGAGATATTAATCTTGCTTCTATTACAGTAGAGAATGTACCTAAGTCTAGTTGCTCTGTAAGCTGAGTAATGTTATATATTCCAGATAGATTATCTATAACTCCTTTAAGTATTATGGCATTGTAAGGTTCTAATCCTACAGTGCCATGTATAGTTATAGTAGTTTGCTTCAAATAATAACCCATTAGTCTAGCAAATAGATCATTTTCATCTAAAGATGCTTGCACTACGTTAGCATATCTGACAGTATTTTGTTGAATAAATCTTTCTAATAGAGTGGTGTCATTCTGTGCTCTTATTATAGCATCTGAATTAGATATATCTTTACTATTTATATCCAATTTGACAAAGTTGAAAAAATCTTTAGCTATTGTAGAACTTAAATCTGCTTTTTCTCCTATCAGTCCTAAATTTGTCAATATTTTTGTGGTAGCTGCAGCTGTGTCCTGCTGAGTATCTCCAAATATGATTGGAAGATTGTACACATCCATAGCATTTGGATCTAATTTAGATGACAAGTCTATAGTTTCACATAATGAACCTCTAGTACCAAACTCTATTGTAAATACATTTTCTTGCTGAGCCATTTTTTTAGCATCTATTCCTATTATAGATATAGATACTTTGTTATTCATAAATGCTAAAGCTAAAGTTAATCCCTTTGGGCTATCTATAATGTCAGAATCTGTTAATGCTCTAACTACATCTAATAATGAAGCAACAGAATTTGTAAATATTTTCTTCACTTTATCTGCATTCAACATAAAATCTTCTGCAGTTTTAGGAGTTGTTGCTATTTGAGAAGAAGGATATTCAAAAGCTAAATCTAAATAAGAATGAGATGCTGTATTTATAGGAACAGCTGTAGAAGTTTGTTGCTGCTTTAATGAAAGCTCTAAAGCATTTACTTGATCTGTAAATTCTTTTTCTGTTATAACACTTGAATCTGCTTGCTGTACTAAATCTTGATATTGTTGTGTTTGAGTAACATCTATTTGAGCTGTAGAGACTGAAGGCGTGGCTGGAATTCCAGTGTTTGCTTCATGAACAGCAGTTTGAATTTGATCAAATACATCTTTTAATCTGTAATGAGTAATTACAGCTTGACTTGTAGTAGGACTGACAGGGTCTGTAAATGTTTTAACTTTTGCAGAATCATTTAAATTTGTAAGAACAGATTTAGATATATTAGCCATTTTTATAAATGATAATAATCCCTGATTTGGAGACATAAATTCTAATGTTCCATTCATATGCCCTACTTCATCAAAGCTAAAATTATATCTGTATAATCTGAACAGCATTGCTCTCCAATAACCAAAATTTATTTCATCTAGATCTATGGACAGATTATTAGGAGTATTCTCAAAATTTGGAGGGTTTGTAAATTGCAATCCTTCAGAAGATGACCAGCCATAAGATACTAGAAATAGAGAGTTTAGTGTAATTAAATTATTCAACTCTACTCTGTCTTTGAATATGTTTATATCTGTGATTGTAACACTCATTGTAGCTGAATAGTTATGCTGGGCACCTCTAGTGATACTAAAAGATGTAATTCCTTCTCCACCTCTTTGGTTAAGAGTATTTAGTTGAGATTCTATTCCTAATATTGGAACAAATTTAAATTCAATAGATGTCTGTCCCGATAAAATAGATTTAAAGTCGGCATTAGATGCATTGAATTTATCGTCTATAACAGAGTTACTAAATTGATTGACTGTAGTTCCTTTTATAGATATTGGTTTCAATCTGCTTACTAATTGCTGCCACTTATTTGTATTAGCAGCAACTCTAGTTAACTCTGTAACATCTTTGCTATCATATAAGGCAAGTAAATTTATAAATGGAGACAGTTTAGATAAATTCAAAGAACCCATAGAAAGTTTAGACTTCCAACCTGCAACCAGTTTATCATTTGCATTTTGTAAATCTTTGCTTCCAGGTAGAGTTACTGGTCGAGCATATGTATTTATAGACATGTTTTTAAAACTCTGCTGCTATTCTGTTATTGATCACATTAAAAATTTTGTTTATGTCTGTTGGTATTCTTATCAAATCACCAGGAATTAAGTCATGAGAAAATGGCAAGTTGATACCATTAAGCAAACATATAGCCCACCAATATCTGCCATCTCCCAAATATTGATGTGCAAGAATATCTATTCTCATAGCATCTTTCCATACAATTACTATATCAGAATCTGTTTGCAGTTCTTCTGGTTTTATAACTGGGAAAGTAGCAATTCTAGCTTTATCATCAGTAGCTTGAATTATCGGAAGATTTCCGTATCTTGAAAGTGGCATCTATATCATCCTCCATGTTCCCAGCGCTTGAGCAAATCTGTGAAATCTTCAGATGGAGTACCAACTATACTTCTAGTGTTCAAAGGTATCAATTTAGAATTGTTGTTATGTATTCCCTCTTCCAATCCCCAATAGAAATCTGTATTTCTGTCTGGCAATGACTGATGAATTACTTGATAGCTGAATGATACTTCTACTGTTTGTAGCATTCTTAATCCTCTTGTCAGCTCCCACTTCCCTGAATGATCCCAGTTAAATGACAAGTTTCTTATGAATCCTGGAATTCTTTGAAATTGATCTCCAACAGTAATTCGTATCAGTGGTCCAGTCTTTATTCTTGATGGATTTCTTGTATTGTCAAAAGAACCATAGGTTTGCTGCGCTAACCAGTTAGTTCTTTCATATATGTTCTGCAATTCTCTCATGCTTGAAGCAAATATAATGAATCTTAGGTCTAATGTTCTTTCTGTGTTTGTATATGTATATATTGGTTCTGTTCTTCCATAGAAAGTTTTAGATGACCAATTCGGATTGTACGATTCCTGTATAGATTGTAGAGCTGCTTGAAAGAAACAATATTGCTTGAAATCATCTCCATCTCTATTCTCTGTTTCGAATAGAAAAGGAAAATATTGATTTTCTACAAATCCGAAATGTTCTAATTCATCAGCTGTAATTCCTAAATCTGCAAGTTTAAAGAATCCTTCAATTCCACCTATAGCTTCTATTAAATTAGCATTTTTAAAGAGAGATTTAGTATCGCTATGTATTACTGCTGGTAATAATTTATCTTGTGTTACATCTATGTTATTTATGAAACCTCTGTCTTGTCTGTCTGGATGCAAATATTTTATATCATCAGCAAAACTAAATGCTTTTGTAGTTCTACCATTGATATCTGTATGAGGTTCTTGTATATCTCTTATAGCTACACCAGCCATAATTCCATCATTGAATCGCCTATTAACATAATTGTTTCCATTACCTATTCCAGCTTTATTATTTAGATATGTATTCCTGAACAGATTTTCTGCGTCATTTGAACCAGCTCTATTAGTTAAAACATCCATTATATAAGAAAAAGAAGATGATTGATAATCTGTTGGCAGTAATAGATTCTGCTCTAATATAACTTCTAGAGGTATCTTTCTCAATGTAGGATCTGGTGGTCTACTGAATCCTGGATTATAGTGAGGAGTATTAGACATCTCTGTAGAATTATTTGCTGCATTAATATTTGCTACTAGTCTTGAAAGTTCTATTCTGTATATATTTTCTGGTATCAAACCATTTTTGTAATTTTGATCAATTCTTTTAATCAAAGCTTTATAATAGTCTTGTGTAATTTTACCTGCAGGGACAGTTGATAATTGCCCTAATATTGTGCCCAAACTTGCTGCAGAATCAATATAGTCTCTAGATAATCCTTTGTCATCACTTTCTACAGAATCTATCTTTTTCTGATAATCATTTCCTGGAATATATTGAGGAGTTTCTGTTATAACAGTATTACCAATTAATTTTGCATTCTTTCTATAAACATCTCCATCAACTAATATTCTGTCTTTACCAGTTTCTGTCCATCGATGATATAAATTGGTACTTTTAACAGTATTAGCAAATTCAAAATATACTTGCCAAGCTATATCTGGATTATTAGGATAATTAGAAGTAGCTTTTTCGTATATTGCTTGACCTATAATTTTTGCTTGAGCAAAATCATTAAACTGATCTGTATAATCTATACTGGGAGTAAAAGGATTAGTATCTTTGTTCTGATGTTTATCTAAACTTTCATTTAGATCAAACACATTATTTGATAGTATCTTATTAAATGCTTCTATCAGAGAAAATCCTCTGACATCTAACTGATTCAGTGTATTCTCTGCTAATCCTCTAACTTCTACAAATTGATTTTTCAAGTTTGGCATTTTATGATTCTCTGATTACGTTCTCGCTAATTCTTCAAATCTTTCACTGACAACATCTGCTACTTTTCTCCCATCCATATTTATTCTCATTGGTCTATTCATCAGAGCAGTAGAAAGTGTCTGTATATCTGCTCTTAAACCTTTTATTTCTAACAACATTTCATTATTATTTCCTGCTACCGGAGAACCTTTGCCACCGCCCCAGAGACCTTGTCTTACAGCAGATAGAGGAGTGATTACTTCTGGTCCATTTTCTCCAACATTGATAGTTTGTGGAGTATAGACTACTCCACCTGAAGCATAACCCTGACCTGCAGCAGATTGAGTTAGGTCCATTCCTCCTTTTTTGATAGCACCAGATCTGTCTTCTTGTCCCAAGAAACCTGAAGCAGCAATATCTTCCATTGACTGGAAGCCGTAAGGGAATAGTTGATTGGCTATAGGAACTAATTCGTCATTGTACATTCCATGACCAGGAACCCATGCAGGATTATGAGATTTTAGAGAAGCTAATAGAGAAGAGTTCCAATCAGATTTGATTGTTAGTTTCTTTCTGCCGTCAATTCCGAATAGTTTTTTGCCTGCCCAGCTAGCAAGTTTACCCAATGGTTTCTTGAATACTTTCATAGCTATACCTGCGGCTTGTCCATAGGGTCCCATTGTCATTAATTTGTCTGATGCCATATCATAGCCTTTAGAAATTCCTGCTTTTAATGCTCCTTTAACTCCACCTTTAGCAAAACCTTCCATCATAGAAGAGCCTATTTCAGCTGATGCTCCTCTAAATTTAGACATTCCTGTTTCTTCTAATCCGCCCTCTTTATTAAATTTACCAGTTTTAACTCCTCTTATTAAAGAGAAAAGCTTTCCTCCAGGCTGCGCTTGAGCAGCTAATGCTTCTTTCCAATTACCTTTATCTAATTGCTGCATTGTAATGTTACCAATAGCAGCAGCTTGAGCAGCTTGCCCCATCTTACCACCAAGAGCATCTATAGTTTCTTTGTCTAAAATTATGCCTTTAGACATTGTCTGAATAGCATTTGCTTGATCTTTCAATAATCCATATTGTTTTAATCCACTAGCAGTCTGTGCCAACACATTATGAATTATACTTTTAGTATTTCCTATAGAAGAAGGAGAAAATGTTTTAGCCATTTCATCTACTTTTTTATTAAATTCTGCATCATCAATTTGTCCTGCAGCATTTTGTTGAGCTAAATCTTTATAATCAGAAGTAGCATACATTTTATTTCTTAAATCTAATATTTGTTTATTTGTTTTATCTAATGCTTTTATAGCTTCTTTTTGATTTTTAAATGCTCCAGATAGTATCTTATCTTGATATTCTGTAACCATCTGCTCTTCTGTTTTACCGGGAGTTAGATTGGTTTGTTGTCCTGTCTTATCTATATTAAATATTGATCCTGCACTTTTAAACAAATCTTTAAGGCCTTTATTTGGATCTAAAAGTGTTTCTTTCATAGTTTTTGTAGCATTTGGATTCAAGATATTAGCTGTACTTCCAGCAGCTTTCATCCAGTTAGCTGCTCCACCTTTGTGTAAAGCATTTCTTATATCTTCAACTGCTTTAGTTCCTCTATCTATAACTCCGTATAATGTTGGACCAAGAATATTTTTTGCTATATCTTTAGCAGCTTGTTTCCAAGTTGCAATCAAATCTATTCCAGTATATCTTTTTACAGAATTTGCGAAATTTCTTATTCCTTTTACAAAATTTTCAATTGATCTACCAAATCCATATCTTCCATTTCCAGAACCTCTTAATTCTCTTAGCAATTCTTTCTGATATCTATTCTGTTCTTGCACATATTCTTTTTCTCTCTGTCGTATAGCTGCTGGATCTGCATAATCTTGCTGTGCACCCATAGAACCAGTTCTAGCACCTGTAATTTGTCCGAGTATTGCTCTTATAGAGGGATCTATATGGACTCCTTGTCTGCCTCTGCTTATTGGAGCAATTAAACCTCCAGAACCAAATTTATACCCGCTCCCAGAAGGACCTGAATTTCTTCCTAATGGGATTATTAATTCTGGACCAGCTTCACCAATAAGAGCTCTAGTGGGTTTGGTTACGAGACCTCCTTTAGCTAAACCCTTTGGAAGAGGAATGGGTGTTTTATCTTTTGCATATCTATCATTATCTTTAGCTATTTGAGCATCCAAATCTGAATTATGTTTATTTTGAGCATCAATACTTTGCAAGCTTTTCTCTATATTTTCTAATGTTGATTCTCCGCTAATTTTTCTAATTTTAAATATATCATTGACATCTGGAGCTTGTCCTTGAGGATTAACTCCCATATTACTTTTTGTTATAGATTCTCTTATTTGCTTTATCATATCTGGAGTGACATTCATGCCAGTCAATTGAGCTCTTTGAGTAGTTGCTTGAATAGCATCTTCTAAATTTTTTTCAGTTTTGTCTCCTTGATATTTGCTAATTGTTTCAATTGCTTTTTTCTGTGAAGCTTCTTGTTGAGACCCAATTAACCATTGCATCCAGCCAGGAAGTCTGTCATATAGCTGTTCAAACATGTGAGAAAACATGTCAGATATTGATTTTTCTAAAGCATTCAATTTAGGCGATTTAGATAAAGATTCCCATATACTATCAATCCAACCTTTATTTTTATCCATTCCAAAAGCATCTTTCAATGCATCAGATAACTTACCTGCCATAGTTTTTATATCTTGTTCTACCTTACTAAAGTCCCAAGTAGCCAAAGCATTCATTACATCTTTTATTGAAGGAGCCCATTTAGAAAATATATCAGCTAAATTACTAGTTATGGGCTTTATTTTACTGTTTAGATACTGCCCTGCTTGAATAAGATACGGTAAAAATTTAGCTTTAACAGCATAAATAATTTCATCCCACCAAGTCATTGCATCAGACATTTGTTTTTCTATTGCAGCGTCTTTTGTTGCAATATCTTTCAAGCTTCTACCAAATATTCTTGACTGAGTAATCATTTTTGATAGATCAACAACAGACATTCCCATGTCATCAGCCATCAATTTTCTCTGTAAAGCATTCTTAGATTCCCAGATGCCTTGTATTTTTAACTTATCTAGTAGAGTCGTCTGCAGTCCTACTAAATCACCAGTCATAGCAAGTCTATGCAGAGTCATAGCATTAAAATTAGTGCCAGCAACTAAGTTTAATTCCATAGTACTTTCAAGAGCTGAGTCTAAAGTTAAAAACTTATTAGACAAAGATTCTACTACAGATAGATTAACTCCTAATCTCTTTGCATATACAGCAGCATTTGCTATATTTTTCCCAGATTTATCTGAATACATTGCAACCAATTCTGTATGTTTTGCCACATCTTGCATTACATGATTGACAGAAACACCAGCAGTTCTAGCTTTGCCAGCTAACATTTTCACAAATGAATCTATTTCATCATTACTTCTTCCAAGACCTCTGACCATTAAATCTAAAAATGATGCCATATCAGATTCAGCTATATTAAAAGCTTTAGACCATAATGTAGCATTTTTTATTAGCCCAGTTACAGTATCTCCAACCGTGCCAAATTCTGACACTAGAGCTGCTGCCATAGTATTGACTTGATCTATATCGACACCAAATCTAGCTAATTGTACATAGGTATTCATTGTAGCTTTGCCAACTCCGCCAAGCTGACTTCTCAAAAACCCAGTATTCTGTACAAGATCTGCCATAACTTGTTCAGATTTCATCAAATTTTCTAAAAAGAATATAATAACGTTTGTTAAAGGTCCTCCAGTAGCAATACCTCCTCCCTTAGCAATATTTCCTATAGCTGAAAATAGTGAGCTTCCTATAGATTTTGCAAATTTTCCAAGTCCTTTAAGACCAGTTACAGCACCGCTGATAGCCGAGTTAAGCATTTTAGAACTTGAATACATTTGTAGAGAACCTTTATACATCTTCTCTTCTAGTTTTCTTCTTGATTCATATACTCCCAATTCTTTGTCATGAGCTTTGGCCATGTCTTCTATTTTTGGTGCAATATTCTTTTCAAATATATTATTCCACTTTTCAGAAGCAATATTTCTTTTCTTCATGTCATCTACGAAAGTTTCCATAACCTTGTCAATCTTGTTCTGATGAGTCTCTTGAGCTTTTTTAATCTTCTCTTGAACTCCATGCATTCTAGCTTGCCAGTCAATGTCAGACTTCAGGAGCTTTCGTTTTGACTTTAATATTTTTTGCTCAAGCTCCATCGTCTCTTTTGCAAGATTAGACAAACCTTTTGCAGCCTTATAGCCAATCTCAAACTCACTGGCCATTTTCAGAGCTTCTGCATTTACTTTTTCACCAAGGTCTGCCATTATAAAATCTCAATTAAAATACATTTTGATCTAAAATAAATAATATGTTAGATAAACTTATTGCATAAACAAAAATAGCCAAGATTTTCATCCTGGCATTTTTGATTGTTTTTCTCTTGCTTTATTTTCATCATCAATAGCTTTCTGCACCCTTTGGATATACCATTTTCTCAATCTAATAGGTATTGCTCTAACTTCAAAGAAACTAAGTTTGCAGTAATACGTACACTGGAAGATTTCTTCATACATCGATTCTACATATCGACTTATTAGATCTGAGGCCAGAAAAAATTATTTGAGATGTTGACGTTAACTATATTTGTCGCTCCACATGAATTGCAAGCAAAATTCTGTTTCATAATAACATCTGGTTCTTGGTCATCTAAATATTTTCTGAAAGCTCTGACATTTCTCAGACTTAGCGAATCAACAAATCTATTAATCTGTCCTCTATTTGTATCACCATTAAGAGATAGAATCTGCTTCTTCAAAGTACTAGTTGTATTAGTCTCTGCTGCAGCACCTCTGACTTTTTTCATTGCATTTATTTCATCTGAAATCTCTTTGCTGTCTTGAGCAGTTAAAAACTTGAATTCTACTTTATTCTTCTTGTCAGGGAATTCATATGAAAACTTGTTCATACCATCTTCTGCAGGTTGCAGAGCTAACATGTTTATATTTAATTTAGACAGATCAAAGTTGAATTCTTTATTCAGCTCACCACAGTCAGGACATGTAACATCTACTGGATATTCTGGTCCATAGCCTGTGACTCTTATAGCTACCATCAGAGCATTTCTGTCTCCTAATAGTAATTGTTCAGGATGTACAGCTTTATTGACCATACAGCTTTTTAACAACTCATCTATAACTCTACCAGATCTAATAAGAGACAGTGATGTCAATATATCTTCTTGTGGAGCTGCCATATGTTTAATTTCTATTTCTTCAGCATTATATAGAGTAGAATCTTTAGAATAGACTAAACCTTTAGATGGTATTTGTACAAATTCTGTAGGAACTTTATATTTGTCTTCATTTGCAGCTAATAATTTTGCATTTTCAATTGCTTTTTGTCTTGCTAGTTCTTCTGGATCGCCAAATGACATAACTGGCGTCTTTTCATCAGGCATATAGCCTCCTTTATGTTTTTTAGATATCTTTTTCGTAGACTAGATTGTGAAACAGTTCTTCTACATTGTAGTTATCAGTTTCTTTTAATTCTGACAATCTTTTCTTTATCAGTTCTTCAATGCTTCTTTTGTAATTGCTACCCTTTCCATATTTCAGAAATGACTGTTTCATGATGTTAAAATTCTTTTTGAAGCTACTCTTGTCTAATATTGTATAGATTATTTTAGCATTCTTTAAATCTTTATATGGAGCAAATTCATGATTGCCAATTATTTCATTAATTTCTTCTTTTATGATCTGTCGGAGTTGCTTAGTAGTCATTATATTAACTCTATTTTATTTTTTAACATGTTTTCTTTAAGCTGCTAATTTTAACATTTTATCGACAATATCCTTTTTAACTGCATAGTATTCTTTACAATTTATCAGTATTTCATTATCAGATTTTATAGCTGAATAAATATCAGATTTTCTGTATGTATTTCTATATTCTTCAAAAAAATTGTAACCTTCATCATAACTAAAAATATACTTAGATCTTTCTTCATAATCGATTTTTTTTATTTTTTCAACATAATAAGTCGCGTAATCATATATTTCATCACTCCAACTGATATTGTAATCTCCAATTATGAATATATTATACATGTCTCCATAAGTATAGGCTTCATCTAAATTACCTGTGCAAAATACAGAATTACTTCTATTTGCTTTAAATCCATATTTTTTCATTGAATCATTAAACCCTTTGAAAAAATCTTGTCCAAGGCTACCAATATTAAGATCTTTTAATGTAGAACGATTTTGCAATATTGTAAACTTTAAAAAATCTCCTTTGATAACATTTCTAATACCTCTATATAGACAAAATTTCAAATCTTTTGAATTATATAGAAATTGCTGGCAATCTTTTTGAATGATATTATATATTTCTTCAGATCTAATATCTAATTTTAGAATATCATTTTCAAATATTTTTCTAAGTTTCAAAAAATCAGCTCCATTTCCATACATTAAGTTTTTTGAATATCAGATGTAATTTTTCTAAATCTTCCTTTTCAAACAGCCCAAGCTTCACAATTTTCTTATATTGCTGAGCTTGTTTCTTGCCAGTCTCATTGAATGAAGCTTTGACTATATAATTGATCTTTGTATTATCTTTTACATCTAGCTGTTTGAATATCATAAAATCAATCACTTTCTGCATCTTTTCATCTTTTTCATCGAATAGCTTGGGAACAGTTTTTTTGAATGTAACTTTGCTATTCTTAACAAACTTTACTTCATTCACTTCAGAACCATGCTTTTCAAAATATTTTCGTAATAGTCTAGATTCTTCTGGTGTAAAACTAGTATTTTGAATAGCATTTAGACTCTTAGGTTTTTCTACAGCATCTATTTCTTCTTTTATGATTTGTCGAATAAGTTGTAAAAACTTATTTTCATTCATATTTTGATCTCCTTAATTGTTCAATTTATATAACTTATTTGTTAATAATAATTTGATTAAACTATTGATTTCAATAGCTCATGTATTTTTTCAGGTTTCTGTTTTAAATCTTTTTCCCAAATTATCTCTACTTTATAACCATCATCTTTAATTCTGTTTATTCTGATAGTATCTTTTTCTCTAATTTCTTTTACTGTCATTTTTGATTGATTTATATAGAAGCTTTCTACATACATCTCTGGATTTCCATGCCAATAATTTCCAAATATCTCTATAACACAATTTTTACTTTTTATATAGAAATCAACCAAACTTTTAGAAACCCAGTGTTGCCATATTATGTCATCTTTGTCAAAGTATTTAAGTAGAAAATTTTCATAAAAATAAGTTTCTAGTTTATTAAACTTAAATTTTGATTTATATTTTTGTAGATTGACACCTATTAATCTGAATTTTTCGACATTTTCAGGATTAGAAAAATATAAATCACTAGCTATTTTAAGATTCTTAATGTGTTCTTCAGATTTAGGACCTTTCATTTTATGAGACCAAGTTATTTCTCTGCCTTTAAGTTTTTCAGATATTTTTTTTACATTCTCGTTAGTCTCTTTAGTTTCACCCTTATTCCATACTACTAATTCTCCACTTTCATACATCTCTCTTTGAGTTTCTTTTGATTTCTTCTGCGCTTCTTCGTTGTGACCCCAATTGTTCTTCACTCTAGATATATGTCCTCTAATGTATCTTTTGTCGCCAACTTTGTATTGATATTTGTATGAAAACAAACTATCGATTTTTTCTCCACATCCACAAGAACAAGTTGGCCAAACTCCATCTAGACAATAGTCTACATAAAATTGATGATAACTTATTTGATGAATTCTAGTATTATGTTTAGCTAATGATATTAGAGTTATGTATTCTTTTGGACAAGATTTACACTTAAAATCTTTTTTAATATTTTTTACTGATCTCATACTATGATTTAAATTATAGATACCCTTTGGATCATGTAAATCTTGTCCACAACCACATTTACATTTAGGATACTCGCCATTAAAATAAAAATCTATATAGAATTTTCTAGAATCTATTTTATGAGATCGTGTCATATGATACTGTAAAGATCTGTATGTTTTAAAAATTTTCATGCGTACACATTTTACATCTAAATTCTGCTTCTTCTGTTTGCATTTTTAAGCTCCTTTGTTTTGTATATTAATAAATATACAATGAGAAACTTCAAAATACATATGATCAAGTAATCTTATATAAATTTTAATAAAATTAAAAGTTGAGCAAAGCCTGGTCGTAGCGCAGCTGTATATCGACAGTCGCAGCTTCTGCAGTTGACATATCTAAGTCGCCGAATGCAGCATTTGTAATCCATGCTCCTCTCATTTGCCATTTCTCTACTTCTGCTCCAACTGGATCATATAGAGACAGTTCAATAGTTTTCTTGTAGAATGCAGCATAACCAGCTCTACCAGTGATAGTTTCAAAGCTTAGTCTGATCCATTCCATTACTTTTTGAGAAGCAGAAGGTGAAATTGGATCATATAGACCAATTGTAATTTGATCCCATTCTGCTTTACCAGCAATATATCTTTTGCTGTTCAAGAAGTCTATTGTGATAGGTTCAATGTTGATTGTGGGTCTGGTTGCAGTTCTAGCTATATATGAAGGAATCATTTCTCCTCCACCTATATCAAAGCTGAACAGCCATCTATTTTTTCTTTTCAGTGATTATTATCTTGATAGCATTTAACTATCAATTCTAATAGTTTTTATTCCTATTAGCTTGGACTATATCATCAATTATACCAATTTATACATGTTTATACTAACAATGATGTATAAATTGTTATAAATGTTGGTCTTTCTTGGAAGTATTATTGCAACTTCTAGTCTCTGAACTTTCTACTTTGTGTGTAGCTTAGCTGCTGATTGCCATTTCTCAGGTTCCCAGCAATTTGACCAATTTAACGAGTCCAATTAGAATTTAGGCTCGAATGCATCTGGCAGCATTTGTGCTACTGTCAGAGGTGATGGTAATGACATCAGTTATTTCTCCAATGAAATGTTTATGTTACAAAATAAATATATTTTAAAATGAAAATTTGACAAAACAACTGTTTACTTTTTAGCTCAAATTGTTTATATTTAATCATTACAAAAGGATAAAATATGAAACTCAAAAAAGTAAAATATATCAAATATCCTCCATATCCAGGTTGCAAAATTGAATGGCTTGGAAAAGAATTTGAATACAATAATAAGACTTGGAGAGTCATAGCATTTGTGAAAGATAGATGGATAGCTCCAATAGATGTTCAAGATATCAATTCTGGAGAAATACTATGCATGACTATGAAAGATGTTAGAGAATTATTTGAAGGATATACAGATCCTGCAACTCTAGCTCTTAGAATGTTTATGAAGAAATATGGTTATGATCCTACAAAGGGAGAGTAAAAATGGTTCTCAAAAATGTTACTGTTCATTCAAGCAAAGGTAAATTCTCAGTAAATGCTTTTGAATTTGAAAAGATTATTTTTGGAGACAAGTCTGCTAATGTTAATATTGCAATCAATGGAGCAATAAAGAAAGCAGTTGATTGGAAGCAGATTTTCATTAACAGAGAATTTGACATCTATTCTGGCTATGCAATCATTAATGGAAGTGTTACTATTTAATAGGAGATTTATATGATTGATGAATCTGCTAGGCTTGCAAGCAAACATAAACAAGATGTAGATTCTATGATAGAAGAACTTATTAATATGGGTGTTACAGATGAAGATTTACTCAATGAAGTTGAATTTGCTCAGACAGATGAAGATTATCAAGAGACTAATATTAATGGATTTATGGCAGATGAATGTGTCTATGAAAAAGTTAAAGAATGCATTCGATTGCTGTCCTAAAAATCAAAAATCAGTAATATATATATATGTTCAAGTTATCAATGATTCAGATAAATACATTAGAACTTATTTTCCTGGCATAGATAGAAATCTTGCTTGGCTCAATGAATATGATGATTCTTAAACCTCAACAATTTAGTAGAACATACCCTATAACTATAGCTTTTGCTGATGAATGTCTACTAAATAGAAATGAGATTGAATGTAGATCATTTGAAATGGTAGATCAATTAAAGTACAGCTAGAAATCTATTAAAAATGACATTGAATATTTAGATGAAAGCGATTCAATGTCATTAAATAAAAATTATCTTAATCTACTGTTTGCCATTGAAAAAGTATTTATCACAGAGGATAAAGATTATGACTGAAACTGAAATTATAGAAGTTTTAAAAAATATTTTTGATCCCGAAATTCCTGTTAACATTTATGATCTTGGACTTATTTATAAGATTTCTATAACTGATTCAAAAAATGTGCAAATAGAAATGACTTTAACATCTCCTTCTTGCCCTGTTGCTGAAAATTTATTATCCGAAGTAGAAAATAAAATATCGGCAATTCAAGATGTAAATAAGGTATATGTAGAATTAGTATGGGAACCTACTTGGAATCCCAATATGATGACTGAAGCAGCTAAAATGCAATTGAATATGTTATAAAAAGACACTGTCAGCTTATAAGTAATCAATAAAGATTAGATTTTAGACACAAACAATAAAACCGTATAGAAATTAAATCTATACGGTTTTAAAGCATTTATTTATAACTATAGTCATATACTTTTCCCATTAAAAAATCTCCTAATTTAGATACATTGTATGCATACAATATAAATATACCAAGAGATTTAGTAAAAACAATATTATAGAACTTTAGTCAGAAAATGTAGCATTATTTGCACTTAATTGGAAATCTAGCAAGATCACTTCTGCTGTACTGGTTGGTTGTAACAATATCTTTCCTTTCATTATGTTGCGATCTATCAAATCAGGAGTTGTAGTAGTTTCATCTAATATAGCTCTGAATTGAGTCAACCCTCTTGCTGATTGTACAGATGACAAGTAGTTATTGATCAGTCCTAATACTTGAGATCTTGTAGTAGCATCATTTGGTTGGAATACAAACAATCTAGAGAAGTTTGCAATAGTTTTTCTTACAGTAATCATCAATCTTCTGATATTAATTCTAGTCAGCAAAGATTCTTTTTTCTGTAGAGTCTTTTGTCCCCAAATTACAATTCCTTGTCCTGGGAAGTTTGCTACTGGATTTACTCTACCAAGATATAACTGATCTCTTTGTGTCTGTGTCAATTTACGTCTTACTTCTAGAACATTCTCAAGACCACCTCTATTGAATCCTGCAGGTGCCCACCAAGGTTGTGCAATTCTGTCATTGAATGCATAAGCTCCCATTACTTCTACTGAAGGAGGTACCCAGACAATCTTGTTATTATCTGTATCATTAATTCTAATCCAAGGGAAGTATCCTGCTGCATAGTTTGTATCATATTTTGCTGCTTCAGTTACAGCGTTCGTAATAGACATTGCAAGACCAGCTCCAGTTGTAGTAGTGTCTGCTAAATCTAGAACATAGAATGCATCTCCTCTGCTTGATACCATGTCTACAACTCTTTGTGGAATATTCTGTACAGATGAAGAATGTACACCGGGTACAGCTATTAAGTTGAATACTGTTTCTTCTTGATTTGATAAAATATTTATTGCTTGTACAAAGTCTGCAGATGTTGTACCATCATTTAATCCAGATAATGAATCTACTCTTGGATCATATCCATCAAATCCTCCCCACATAGGAACAGTAAATCTTAGAGGATTGGTTGAAGAATAGTTTCCAGAGTTTGATCCAGCCATATCAACGTTTGTATATGTTGTTATTGAACCTGATGCATTATAATCTGCTGTAAGTGCATAGAACAATAGACCAGTATCGTTTATAGTTCCTGCAGATGCTGATGTTATTGTAGCTTTTGTTCTGTCATATACTCCAGATTTTGTGAAGTCAACACCCATGAATATATTATTGTCTACTACTGATTGAGAATTTAATTCGCTTGTTACAGTAGGTAATGATGCAATAGCTGGTACCGGAGCAAATTTTTGAACTCCTGTATAACCACTGGGTCTTGCTCCTGCTGGAAATCCATCTTGTACTTCTACTCTAATTCTATCAGATTTATTTTCATAATTTCCATCATATACTATTGTTGGAGGAGTTGTAGTAAAATCATATGTTGGTTTCTTGTCACCAATTACTCGAGCGACGTAATTCTTAGAATTAGGGTCTAAATTAATATTAGTATAAGATTCTATAACTACCGGAGAAACATCAGTATCATTAAAATCTCTTATAACTACTGTAAAGTTAGGATACGACGTAGAAGATGTATCGACGTTCGTTACAGATACTTTAAACAAACCATTAGAAGAGTTACCATCTACTCTTGCAAATATTTGAAATAAGTTGTAAACTAAACCATTATAATTTTGAGAAACTAGCATTGGAGTTCTTGAAGGAGTGAATCCACCAGTTACCTGTGTTGAAGCTGCAGTTGCACTAGCATAAGAAGCATTAGCTGTTACTCCTGAGCTTACAGAACCTGTAATAGCTGCTACGTTATAATCAAATACAGCATCTACGTATAAAGCAGTTAAAGAATCGCCTGATTTAACATTTACTGGATCAGTTCCTAATACTTTTCTTATATATGCAGCAGAAGTATCAACCATAGATAATCCATTAGCAGTTGCACTTCCTACTACAGCCAAAGAAAAGTTTGTTGGAGAGCCAGAAAGAAATACTTCTCCTGCTGTACCTCTAAATCTTAAAACTCCCAAAACAGTGTTAGATGCTGTAAGCCCTGATAGAACAACACCACTTGTAGGAAAAGCTAATAATACTGAAGTTCCTAAAGCTGCAGTTCCTCTGCCAAGAGTTCTAACTACTGTTAGATTGTTTGAATTTCTTAAATATGATTTTGCTGCATAGGGAGTATAGAGTGAAGGGCTTTGACTACCAAAAGTATTTCTGAATTCTGCATTATTTCGCACTACTTTTGGAATATAAGCAGGTCCTTTCTGTGTGGGTCCTACTAATACAGCTCCTATAGCTGCGGCTGCAACTGGAGCAGAGAATGAACTATCAATCTCTTGTGAATATGTACCTGGTGAGGCAAAAATTACTGGCATTTCTTTAATCTCCGAGAATACGTAAATTGTAGCTTTTAAATTTGTGGATTGGGCTACATACGATAAAACACAATTCCACGTTCTATATAAATAAATATACTTGAAAAAAGCTCAAAAAACAAACTAAGTCTGACATTTTCATATCAGACTTAAGAATGCTACTTATAGTATATTTTTCTATGTATTTCCTTCTACATTTGTTTTATTGATCTCTGACTCTACTTTAATTTTATAAGTAGTTCCCCATTCTTTCAAAAACATTGAAAGATTACTTGATATAGCTACTTTTATAGTCAAAATTACATCATGCCAGTTGATCTTACCAGAAGATATCGATACAGCATCTAAAAATGTATATATTGCTATTATTGCAGTATTAACTAAAGACCACTTTAATGCTCTTTTTAATCCACTGCTTTCTATATGTCCTGGTGAAGATGTTGTTGCATCAGAAGTAGTTTTTAAATGTGGTTTGAAAATTGAAGCAAAATTCATTAAAAACCTGTAAATCCAGTCTTTTAATCTTCCAAACATGTCCTTTCTCTGAAATGGAGTTGATAGTAGTTATTGCTATAGTTTTACTTCTTCAAATTTCACTTCTTCTGTATCTTTTGCTTTATGCACGACTAATTCTGGACTTGATGTAGATGTTTTTACTTCAGGCTGCACTTCTGATTTTTCTAATTCGTCAATATATTTGTTAATTGTAAGCATTGCACCATTATTTGTGCTATAGTCATTGTTCAACGTTTTGAGATTATTTTCTGCTCTATTGATCTGTAGTTCTAGATTTAATAGATAGTTAGTCAGATCATCTCTGTCTTTTTTCAGTCTTTCTAATCCTATACTGCTCATTGTTTCTCCTTTTTATAGTTTTGTTGTTAAAGCTATCTTATCTTGCATCTTATTGTTGACTAATTGTGTTGTGCCTATAAATGTTGTGCTCATCGTTGCATATCTGTCTGCTGATTCTACATAGTCATGAATACTCTTTTTGTTTCTGTAAGCTGCTATGGCTAGACCTGATAGAAATACATCACCAGCACCTATAGAGCATTTGAATTGCTTGGGAACATAGAACTTTTTAGAATATACATTTTTCCTGTCAGTATAAATAATATTATCAGATGAATTTGTGACTATTAAGTTAAAATTAAACTTTTGAGCTACATATAATATTTTAGCTTCTAGTTTAGAATCTGTATCATATTCTAAATATCTATTGAAAGTTTTAGCATTAACTTGCAAATATGTGCAGCCATTATAGCAATCATCTAATTCTATGGTATCTACAAAAATCTTACATTTATTCTTATTTCCTATAGCTACGATCTTCTTTACATCTTCAGCATTTAAAAAGCCTTTTCTATAGTCAGATATCACAATAATATCATTACTACTAATACATTCTGTCAGCTGTTTATGATTCACTTCAACATTCAGATATAGATCGTCAAATTTGTCGATTCTAAATCTCAACTGATCATTGAAGTAGAATCTATCTCTTTTGATAGTTGGATGTTTGTTATATTCTATTCTTGGCAGAGCTAAAATTTTAGATTGAGTTGTAGCATTGCAAGATGTGAAAAATAAAATATCAACATTTTCTTCCATCAAAAGACTTGTAATTGTATTTGCTACATTTCCAGCAGCTCCCAAAGAGAATACTTCTCTTTCTAATTTAGAAGCTTTGTTAATACTTTCATCTATTTCTTTGTAATCTCGACAAAAGTAGTAGTTGTCCTCTATAACATCTCCAACAATTATAATTTTCATGAAGATGCCTGATAGATATAGTTTATTGGAACTGTCATACATTTTATGAGCTCTTTGTGCATGTATAGACAAAATATATTAAAATCTTGATCATTTTTTGCCACATCTATTCCTAGAATATATCTTTTACATTGACATCCATTTAAACACAGATCTTCTATAGAGCATGTGCATTTATTATTCATTTTTCAAATCCTCTTGAATCCAATGAGCTGCATCTAATAAATCATCACATACAATTATAGAATAATTTGGATTTTCTATAACTCTATTTTTATATTCTTCATATGATTCTTTACCAAATCCTGTCAGTACAAGAATATTCTTTTTACATCCTGCAGCTTTACCAGCTTCAATATCTGTAATAGAATCTCCGATCATATAAGATTTAGATACATCTATATCATGTCTTCTTGCAGCTTCTCTGATAAGTCCAGGTTTTGGCTTTCTACAATTACATTCAAAATCATAAAGATGATTGCCACAACCTACAGAATGAGGACAGTGAAATACATCTGTGATCTTACCAGAATACCAGCCTACTTGTTTTCTCATCTTGTTATGAATTTTCAGCAAATCTTGTTCATTAAAATAGCCTTTGCCAATTCCAGCTTGATTTGTAACTACTATAACTTTGAATCCAAGTTCGTTTAATAGATATACTGCTCTACCAACATCTGGAAGAAGTTCAAACTGAGAATGATCATTGACATATTTTCCTTTTTCAGCAATATTTACGCATCCATCGCGATCTAAAAAACAGCAAGGGCTCAAATTTACTTTTGACATTGACAACCTTTCGTCATTAAAGTGTCTATGGAGCAATTACATAATTTAGCTTCATTAGCTGTAGAAACATTACAAAAAGCATTTTCTAATAGTTTAATATATAGATCATCTAAATTAGCTATGCAAAAATAAGTCTCATCAAATCCTCCTCTTCTAATGTGATTTCTGAACCACATTCCTGCACCAAAATGAAAATGATTTTGCGTATACCAAAATTTGCCGTATTGATTGTAGTAATCTTCTATAAGTTTCTGATCAGAAGGATTTGTTTTTTCTCTAAGATATTGTATGCATTTTTCCAGTTTAGGTACTTCAACAGAATTGTATAGTTTTTGTAGTTCTACATCTAATTCTTCATCTGTCATAGTCAGTCTTCTCAGTTCAGTGTCTGTCATTCTTTTTTAAATAGAAAGCTTTCTATCACTAATATGTCTAAATCTATTTTTTTGAACGTATTTAATGCATCTGAAGGAGTTTCAACTATACTTTCTCCAGGCCCATTAAAAGATGTATTAACTAACAATGGAACTCCAGTCAGATTATAATAAGTCCACAACAAACTATAAACTTTATAATTCTGTTTTTCATTAACTGTTTGTATTCTTGCTGTATTATCTTTATGTACAATTCCCAACACTTTATTTTTCTGATGTTCTAATATTTTAGCAGATAATAACATGTAGGGAGAAGGTCTGTCTATGTCAAACCAATTGCTAACTTCTGATTCTAATATTATTGGAGCGACAGGCCTGAACATCTCACGACCCTTGATTCTATTCAATCTATCTTTAATATTTGCTTGTCTAGCATCAGCTAAAATTGATCTGAAACCAAGACTGCGCGGGCCGAACTCAGATTTATCTACGAACCAACCGCATATTTTGTCATTTGATATTTCTTGAGCAACTACATCACACAAA